ATTGCATCTCTTTGTGTTTGAGTCATTACAGGGCAAGGGATAGATGCGTTTACTGTGCTTGATGTGACAAGTTTACCTGTGAGTGTTTTGATCCCAGCAATTGATTCATCACCTGTTAAGTGAACTGCATCGGCATCGTTTGCCTTATCATTAATTTGAGTTTGAATGGCTGAAGTAACACCAGACAAATAACCTAGCTCTGTGTTTGATGTTGCTGATGATTTAACTTGTCCAGTCGCATCAATTGAAAGAGCTTTTGAAATTGTTTCTTTTGGCAGCTTTAACTGGTTTGAATTTAACTTATCAATAGTTTGTTGTGAGTGTGCTGATGCTAAATAAAACAGAACAAATAAAATAATTGATGTTTTAATCATGACAAAATTCTCACAATGTAGAGCTTAATTTCTGATGAAACGTGCCCAATGAAGTTGTTTGATGAATACTGGATTTGACCCAAGGAAGTAACGGATAATGTAATTCCGTACTCTTCAGTTAAAACATCTTCAATAATTGAATCGCCCTGGTAGTTACCAAAAGTTAATTCCCATGAAGTGCTATAAGCCATTTGGAATGTTCCGACTTGCTTTTTAGGAGTGGACCCAATTCTTTCTATTTCGTATTTAAAGAAGACTGATCTGATGCTTGCGCTGTCAAATTGAAGCCCAACAACATCAGTCAATGATTGGTTATTTAAAAGAATGTAGTTTTCTTGAACTGCACCACTAACTGATGGTTCAGAGGCACTTGTAAAACCGTCTGCAAAAGCTGTAATCCTGGTACTCATTTAATGCCTCTATCGTAGATCTTTAATCGAATAGCTAATGGATTATGATCGTCATCTAGCGGTACATAATCAAGTATATTATTAAGATCTTCAAATTGTCTAATCCACCCAATGAATGAAGTTGATGTATTTGAATATCCTGTAGATGTAAGTTTTAAGGTATAAAGACCAGACTCTAACTGAATAGGATTGATCGGGATAATAGGGTAAAAACAATGCAAATAGTCGCTAGTGGTTCCCATTGATGCTTTAATGTCTGATGATGTGAATGATTTTTGAAACAATACAACACTGTCTTTTTCTACTATAAAATTGAATGTTCCAGTTGGTGCATTGTGTAGATATAGGTAAGGGATAAATGCCCCTATCTGATAACGCTCAGTTCTATTTAACCTGATTTCTTGAATAAGCTCATCAATAGCAAGAGGCTCAACAAGTAACTGGGTCACATTGCCTCTTCTAAAGTCATGGACAGGGAATATCTTCCAAAACTTGTATTAGTTATAACTGGAATAGAGTTTAAGTAAACCATGCCAGCGAAACGATTAGGGTCATTGATCATGGTGGAGCATCCAACAGAAAAGAAGAAAGGCTTTGTGGTGCTTTTCTCATCATATATTTGGAAAATCTTATCAAGTTGGTCTTTATTCAATAACGAGAAAGCCATGTTAACTTGTTTCTGTCTTGTGATAATGTCCACAAAACGCTGACCATAACGATTTTCTTTTATGATAGAAAGATCTTTGTCCTGGTATGACCAATTAAAGTTCGGTCCTTTTCCCAGGTCAATAGCCTTACCTATAAAGATTTTTGATAATTCACAGTAACCTAATGTAGACGTTAACGAGAGTCTGCAAAATCTATAGTTCTGAATTGGAAAGCTTTTAAAACCAACACCATGAGTCGTTGAGAATGTTAAGCTGTCTGAGTATGCAGGAGATGTAAAGTTTGATGTAGCGTTTAAATCAAATGACAATGTAGATATACCAAAACCATTTCTAGGCTCATCCACAATAAAGATAGAGTCAACCTCTGACGTTTCTTGGAAGTCTAAAATCAATGTATCTGAGTTAGATAAAGTTCTAAATACTTTTGTTCTTCTAGGGTCTTTTAAATTGGAAGGTGGGAAGTTCAGATTCTCAGTCGAAGCTGTAATAGTTGAGTTATCAATTAAATTGTTAGAATAGAATAATAGGCTCATGCTAATTTAAATCCATTGTTAATTTGGGTTCGTACAGCTCTGGCTATCTCACGTCCATCCACTTGTAGGATAATGTCACCACTACCAGAGTTACCACTTCTAATCATATCTAAAAGGCTTTTCTGGTCATTGGCGGTAAGCACCATTTCACCATCTCTAATAGTTGCCATTCTATTATCCGGACCCATTGATGCACCAACAATACCACCATCAGCAAAACCTTTAATACCGACTATCTTTGCAGCTTGGGCTGCTTGTGCCGCATAGGCGATTCCGCCGAATACTGCACCAACAGCAGGGTTACCACCAGAGACTTGTAGACCAAAGTTATAAGAAGATGAAAATGCTTCAGGAGTTCTGATTGCAATTTGAGTTAAAGCGGCTGCTTTACCGATTGCTGCCAATGCTCCATTTTGTGAAGATGCAAGCGATGTAGCAGATGCGAAAAATGATGCTTCGTTAGATAGTTCTTGTTTTCTAATTTCTTCAGTAGTCTTTGCGCTTATTCTTAAATCACGCTCTTTTTTTGCATATACAGCCTTATCTTTTGCAATGCTTATTTCTTTGGCTGATGTAAGCCTGTTAGCAGCAGCGACTTCTGCATTGAACATAATATCAGATTTCTGAAGCTCAAAAGCACTCAATCTAGTTATTTCTGCTTCAGTTCTTACATTCCATCTTTGGTCTGCTGCTAGTTCTGCCTGTAGTTCTACCTCGGCTTTAGATATTTCAAAGTTTGCTTTTTGCTCTAATAAGGCACTATTAAGAACGTTTGCTCTTTCTACAGCAGCTTCGTCAACTTTAACCACTTCAATAGGATTGTTTTTAAGCTCATCGCTGCTTGTTTTAACTTGTTCATAAAATGTATTAAATTTGTCATTAGCATCTAAAATTCCAGTAGCAAGACTCTCAAGACCAGTCTCTTCTGTGAAAGCTGTCTGAATACCTTGAGCATTAGCACTTGCAGCAAAAGATAATCTATTCATTTCAGCAGTAGCTACATCTGCTGCACCTTTAAAAGTATCGCCTATGCCAGGAATGGCTGCTGTAAGCTCTAGAATACCTGCTATTGGAGTGTAAATTCCTAATGCAAGTATTCTTATGGATCCTAAGAAAGCTTCGATGGTAGCCTTTCCTATTCTACCAAAAGCATCTAGTGCAGTAATTAATCCAGCGATACCAATCGATGATACTGAAATAAAGTTAGCCAATAGATCAGAGTTTTGTGCGCCAAAAGCAGTATTAATAGAATCAGCAAGTGATGTGACTACTGCGCTGATAGTTTTAAACGATGCTATTACAGCAGGATTTTTGATAATTACATTACCAACATTTTCCTGTAACCCATTAAATGTATTTGATAATTGAGATATTGCACCAGAGAATGTTTTAACTTGAGCTTCGGCAGATCCTCCAAATCTAGATTCTAAAGTTGACAGGATGTTTGCAAAAGTTTCAGCGTCTGATTTTCCTTTTCTAAACTCGATACCAAGCTTTTGAAGTGCTATAGTATTGCCTTCAGATGCTTTACCAACAATAGTGGCAGCAGACTCTAAGTCAATCCCAAGAGCAGCAGATAAGTCTAAAGCTGCTTTTGTAGCATTTTGTAAACCATCTTTGTCTAGTCTTCCAAGAGCCTGAATATAAGCAGCGGTTGAGATAACAGCATCATCTTCAAATGCAGTTGTGTTTTGAATTTCTGTAGCAAAGTTTTGGAAAGATTTAACATTGTCTTCTGTTAATATTCCAGTCTGAGATAGTGCAAGATTTAATCTATTAAGGGAGTCTTGAGAATCAGCAGCAGCCTTAACTGAGTCAGAAACAAATGAAGTTAGTTCTTTAAAACCATCAGCAAGTAAAGATATGCCTTTAATCGCTGCCCCTGCTGCAAATGAACCGATAGCCACATTAATAGCAGAACCAAGTGATTTAGCTTTCTTTTCGTTCTGCTCTAGAGCAATTCCAAGCTTGTCTTCAATTACTTTGAGCCTAAACTCTATGTTCTCTGCCATTTTCAATTCCCTCTTTAATCCATGAGAAAATCATGATCTTGTCAAAATCAAGCTCTGAATGATGGACTGTTAATCCCAGATCAAGCATTGCTTTTAATTCTAAATACTCTGATACGTTTGTTGATGTTTCTAAAAGAATATCAATCGTATCATGCTCAACAAGATTCTCTAAATCAGTTCTCGATAAGTTGTTCCTGATGATGTTTATGGCATCAGGTATTAAGCTTTTTTTGCGAAAGCACCTACAAGCTTATTAAGGATCTCATCAGCAATTGTAGACAATGGCAGAGTCATCTCATCACCATGATTGTTTAGTTCTTCAAATGAGTTAATTCCATTCATTTCACTAAAATCAAGTAATGGTCCAATCTTTTCCATAATTGAGATCTTTGCACCAATAGGATCTTCGTTCTTAAAGAAATCTTTAGCCTCTTTTAAAAGCTTCATGTTTTCGATAATAGTGGGATTCCTATATTTCAGAAATCCCATTGATGTTTCAATCTTGTTCAATCAATGCCCCTTAAACAAAGTTAATATAAACGTCTTTCTCTGTCGTAGTTACATAACCTTTTAGAGTCATGTTAACCTGGATAAAAGAATCACCCGACGTTGTATATTTACTAACAGTACATTTTTGTAAATAAGCTGAAAAGCATTTTCCTGGAACCCAATTACCGCCAGTCTTTGGACCAGCGTTAAACATGGCGGAAATGCCTTCGTTCTTAAGAAGTGAATCAAGTAAAGCTACATCATGCTTTTTAAGCACAGCGGTAACTTCCATTGAAGCTTCTCTAGCTGTAGGGATTTTCTCAAGAACACCTGACTCTTCACAGATACAATCAACATCTTCAACTGTTTTTGAAATAGTAATAGCTACTGATTGAGCACAAATGCAGATATTATCAGATTGATTTCCAATGAATAATTCAGACCCTTTAATAATGATTGAATCACCAGCATCATACACAGGTGTAACTGGTGGAGTGTAGTCTTGCTCTAGCTCTGAATCGTATTCAAGCAAACCAGACTGATCTGATAAGAAGCCAATGGCTAACTGAAAAGTTTCGCCATTACTTACACCGGTAGAAAATGGTAAATTTAAAAGAGTTCCATTCACTGATTTAATTTTAAAAAGACCAGTTTGATTGCTAAATGTTACAAGATAATCAATAGACGAAACAGCGTTCATAGCAGACTCAACTGCGTCAGCTAACTCAATAGGTGTCTTGTATGTTTTGGCTGTAATTTCTATAACTTTAACACCTGTGTCATCTTCAAAGTCCATTTTAGCGTGACCAGCTTCAACATAAACAGGGTTGAACAAATACTTAGTCCCTTCAAAAGAAAAAGACACTTCAGCAAACTTGCCAGCTTCCATTTTAAAAGATGCTTCTGTTGTTGTATTTCCAGCAGACACTTCTTTTGCAAATCCATTTCCTAGATATTTAGTAGTTGAAAAAGTTGGATGGTTTTGCGCCTCTGGCATATAAACAACGGCTCTTCCCAGTCCAATACTAGAAGCAATGGCAGCACTTGTAGAAAAGTTTAGATTAAGATCATTTCCTACAATAGAAGAAATGTTTCTAATCTCTGACCCTGCTGGACTCTTAATTAAAACAGCTTGCCCTTGTTTAAAGTTAGCTCCACTTGTTACCTTGATTAGTTTATCAGTAGAAGAAGCAAGGGAAAATCTTTCAGCAGAATCAGCATAAACAGATCCCATGATAGACTCAAAAAGAATACCAGTCTGAGGTGCTGTGCCTTCAATGCCCGAATGTTTTAAGTAAATATCATGCTTTCCAGACACTTTTTCTTTACCGATAAAAGACTTAGAAGCACCAATGTCATTTAAAAGCTCATCACTTTTAAGCTCTTCAGGCTCATAAGAAACTTCATTACCTGGTCTTAGAGGTAAAAACTCAGAACCAACTGTAGGTACAGCGTAAGCTCCTGGCTCCTCTTCTCCCACTACTGCAAAGACTGATGCTTTATTCAATCCAACTGTCATAAGAACTCCTAATTAATTAGCTCACTGATTAATATGTTAAATGTAATTTCACCATAAAGGTATCTTTTTTCACCCGTAGCCAACTCCTGAATCCCAGAGATGTTTGAGATCTCTATGCGGTCAATCTTTGCTTGCTCACCAAGCTCAGAAGAAGAGTAAAAAAGATTTGAAAATGATTGCTGATCTTCCATTATTGAGACTGTCACAGCATCAAAACCATCTTCTTTTCCTGCTAATGATACAAAATGACGCAAGAAAACAATAGTAAATTGACGATTAAGGCTTAGATTGCAGAACTCAGTATCTTCTCTAGTAGCTGTTTCTACTCTTAAACCCCATGAGTCTTTCCTTACTATTTCAGGATTTTCCTCTAAATTGTATGCGTTGTGGAGCCTTGTCTTAGATGGGAACAATGCCTCAATCTGATCAATTACTGCACTATAAACATCAGTTATCTTGCTCATCGCGATAACCAGCCTTGTTTCATTTGAACATCAACAGCGTCAAGGATTCCATTGTTGTTTGTATCTACAGCATAAGCAGACAAATCAATACGTCTATCGTACTCATTCCTTGCTGCCAATCTTTGCTCATTGTAGTCTTTGCCAAACGCATTAAAGATGATCTCTGCTGTCTTGCACACTGAGGCTGGCAGCATAATAGAGCGATCTAAAACTTGTTCTGGACCGATAATAACATTTTTCTTTTTAAGATCCTGTATGATTAAGTTAGCAGCTTTTACGTGCTGCTCTTCCCAGTCAATCTTGCCAGACTCAAAACTTGTAAGAAACGTTGAGTCATTAAATATAGGATACTCAGAAAATAAGTCATCATCATCTGAGAACTTAGACCCAATCCATTCAAGCTCAATCCCAGCATCTAAGCTGTTAGTGAACTGGATTCTAGTCCAATACTTGTCATAAACAACTATAGACTCTAGACCTTGTACACTCTGACCACTTGAGTTTGTATTCTCTCTAAGCCAATGATGGTCTCTGTCTGGTGTAAACTCTACAAATCCAGATTGTGAAAATGCTTCTGTGTAATCGTTTTTGTTAACTACTGGTAACCATCCCTGGTTTGACCAGTAATCAATAATCATTTCAGATGGTGACTCGTTTAATACTGTTCCCATCTTTACAAAGAAATGATTTAAAGGAAAGTCTGAGGCTATATAGATTGCGTCTGTTGAATTCATCGTGAACATATAAGTATCAGACTTATATGTATTGATCTGTTTAGTGATCTCGATAACATTTGAAACATCTTTAAAAAATATTCTCATTGTTGCCTTTAATTTAATGCTTCTATGATTAGGTTTTGCTCTTGAACTGTGATGTTAGTGTTTGCGTTATTTGCTACAAAAAGCTCTACAAAATCGTTTGTAGTCATCTCAATAATTGTTTGGCATTTTAAATTCTCGAAGCGTCCGTTGGCTGAAATGGTAGCTTGAGATTCTGAATCAGAAAGTGTTACACCGTTTTTTGCAATTCGCACTGATACGATTTGACCATTGTTAGCTGAGACTGAGCATACTGCGCCGATTTTAAATGATCGGCTAATTCCACCGGAATAAGTTAGACGATTGTTAGTGTGTGTAAATTTTTGGTTAATAGCGTTTGGCGTTGTGGTCCCTGATACCTTAACAAAGTTATTTGCAGCACCTAGAACAGTTGATGTCCCATTATTATGAAAGCTCATCTGAGCAATAGCTGAACTGTTTACAATACCTTTACAGTTTGAAAAAAAAGCTTTGTTTGAAGTGTAATCAATCCCACCAGTGTAAGTAGCACCGCCACTAAAGTTAATTGTGTCTAGTACATAGGCTTCAGTTGGTATGATTGCAGTAGGGTCTACATAAATTGCAGTAGCTCCACCAAAAGCCACGAAGCTAGAATAGATTGCTCTGACCCTTCGAGTTATTGTTAATGTCGCTGGAAAGTTAAGAGTCGTTTGTCCTGCTATCCCAGAGAATAAGCAGTTAATAAATCCTACGGTTCCGAGTGTTCCGTCAAAAGTCATATTGGCTGACGATAGTAAGGCGCAGTCTGACATAATAAAGTTTGAGTAGTTTGAAATTGTTCCCACTGTGGCACAATTTAAAAAGTTCACACCGAACCAATCTAAAGCAACCGATGCTTGGTTTGCACCACCATCTAGATTTACGCCTGTTCCGTGAGTAATAGAAAAGTTTCTTAATGGTAAAGACCAGTTTGAAGTTATTAAAGCCGTACTAGCAGAGAGTCCAGTCGATTTAAGAATACAATTCTCGGATGACCCTCCGATAATAACTGTGTTGACCCCACCCACAAGTCTATCGCCTAGCAAGTCAACCGTTCCAACTAAGAAATAGTTAATGTTATCGCCAAGGGTAATTACGCCACTAACAGCGGCCGGAAAATCCATTTTGTCTTTAACGAAAACTAGACAAGGGTAGCCACTATTAGCATTTCCGGTATTTATTTGGGCCTGTAGATTATTTACCGCCGCCGATAACTCGTTATCGGTCGTCATTTCTGAATCAATAAACTTGGCCTTAATGTCTATAGGCATAATACCTCAAAAAATAGGGGAAGGATTTCTCCTCCCCCATTAAATTACTTCTGATATTTAACGTAAACTGTGTCACCATTTCCAAGTTGTGAGTTACCTGGAGAAACTAGATCATTTAAAAATGTAACTGTAGAACCAGAAATAGAATAGTCTTCAGAAGCACCTTCATGAATAGCAAGACGGTCTACAAAAGCACTCATTGAACTTGCTTTAGGGGCAAAAGAAAGAGTTACTGATGTTTGACCATTTACAATAGAGAATTTTTCTTTAAACCATACAACCGCTTCAAGAACATCAAGACGGCCATCAAGGGCGTTGTCGGCAGAAATTCTTGCAGCTTCTTCAGCATCAATGTCGGCAGTTAAACCAGTGCTTAGGGCTGTGATAGCTCCGTTCAAAGATGAATCGGCAGCTTGGAAAGCTGATACGATTTCAGTCAATGAATCTAAGGCAGCTCCATCAACGTTTGAAAGCACGTTATCAATTTGAGTTTGAAGTGCTGCATCCCCGGCTGCACGGTCAATAATTTCCTGAGCGATTGCTGCTTCGGCCGCTGCGATATCACCTTGAGCAAGTACAATTTGTGAATCAGTATATGAGTTAGCTGATACAACACTTGCAGCATCACCACTTACTCTTAAAGCTGCTTCTGCACTAACTTCAGAATCAGTGTACGAATTAGCTCCTGACAATGTAGAAGCATCACCCGAAATTCTATCTGCAATTTCTTGAGTTACACTTGATTCTACTGCGTCAATTTGGTCATCGAAGTAACTAATTACATCGCTTGCTAAGTACTTTTTCTTAATCTGTTGAGCCATAAACCCTCCAATGGTTTAGTGTTGAATTATTAACATATCATTTACTTCTAAAAAATCGTTATCTAGGCCAAGTCCCTCCCATGTAAGGTCATTTCCTATTATTTGAAAATCAATCCCATTAATTTGAGGGATACCACCAGACGGGACCAGTGTGACAGAAGATGGAAATAAGGGAGAAGTAGAAAGGGTCACCC